GGCTACGATGGTAGTGCTTGGGGTGCAATCGGTGGTGGTGGAGGAGCATCAGCAGGTGGTGCTATTTATGAAAACGCAGATGATATAACATCTGACTATACAATAACATCAGGTAAGAACGGATTTTCAGTTGGACCAATGACAATAGCCAGTGGTGTAACAGTAACAGTTCCTAGTGGACAAAGGTGGGTAATACTATGACATGTAAGGTTAATTGCGACACATCAGATGGATTAAAATTAGTATCAGATACAAGTGGTGCTTTAGATATCCAATCAGCAGGTGTAACTAAGATTTCTATGGATAGTAGTGGCAATGTTTCTATTGGTGGAAATGATGTTTTAACTGATGCAGCAAAAACTTTATCTCAAAACGGATATCAAAAGTTTTCTAATGGGTACACGATCCAATGGGGTAAACATACCTCATCATCAAGCTCGTTTACTGTAACTTATCCTGTAGCATTTACTACAGTTTATAGTATTGCAGTAACCCCATTTGATACAGGAACAGACACAGGTGGAGTAAGTAATGCTGACACAATATCACCTGATAGCGACTTTGGAAATACAAGTTTTAAAGTTTCACATTATACCCCAATGGAGGGTATTTATTGGATAGCAACAGGGATAATATCATGAAGTTAGCACACATAGATGATAACAATAAAATTTTAGGTTGGTATGATTCTGAGATACATTCATCAATACCAAGTAAAACAATAGAAGTTTCTGAAGAACAATGGAAAAATTCCATTAACAATAATCATAATAAAATAAATTCTGATGGCACAACAGAAACATTTGACTTTAGAACAAATGAAGAAAAAGAAACTGACCAAGCCCGTATAAATGAGTTAGCACAAAAGGAAACTGACAAAGCATCAGGCAAGGCAAAACTAAAAGAGTTAGGATTAACAGATGCACAGATTAATGCGTTGGTAGGAGAATAATTAATGGCACTCACTTTACATGGTACAGTATCAGATAACACCGTAGCTTTAGATAGAAAGACTGCTACTCCATTAGTTATAAATGGTGATATGCAAGTTGCACAAAGAGGAGACCAAACAGGAATCACAGCAGGTCAATATATAAACATTGACAGATATTTTATTAACATGATTAATTTAGGCACATGGTCATTTACTCAATCATCAGATACACCTGCTGGGCAAGGATTTGGTAGTTCTTTAAAAATAGATTGCACAACAGCAGATGCAAGTCCATCAGCAGGGGATAACTTTTATCTATCTTTTCAAAGTGAGGGGCAAAACTTACAGGTATTAGAAAAAGGAACATCAGATGCTCAAACATCTACACTTTCATATTGGATTAAATGTAATAAAACAGGAAACTATGTTGTTGAATTATGGGATAGAACAAATGATAGGCATGTAGGAGTAGTGAAAACTATTTCATCTGCTAATACTTGGCAAAAAGTTATATGTAATATTCCTGCTGACACATCAGGTGCATTAGCTAACACAAATGCAAGGTCAATAATGGTTTCATGGGCATTCGATTCAGGAAGTAATTTTACATCAGGAACATTACCAACTTCATGGGATGCACGAGTTGATGCAAACAGATTTGTAGGAACTACTTTAGCATTAGGAGACAATACTGCCAATGAAGTATTAATTACAGGTGTCCAATGGGAAGTAGGAACATTTGATGCTAACAGCATACCACCATTTCAGTTTGAAGATAGAGCAACAAGTCTAGCTAGATGTCAGAGGTATTTTCAATCCGTATCAGGAGCTTATTATTCTTTAATGTTGGTAAGAAATACAGATTATATAAGAGCAAGTAATTATCCGTTTAAAACAACCATGAGAGCAACTCCTACTGTAACAATAACATCTTCAAACGCTGATAGTGCATCTAGTTTAGGTTCAGGAAATGTTACAACAGATAATTTAAGATTTTCTTGCACAGGCAATGAAACAGCAGGACCAAGAATAAACGCCTTTACAATGGAAGCAGAATTATGATAGTAACATCAGCAAAATATAGAAACGATTTACTCTCAGGAGAAAGAGACAACATTATTGCAACAATATATGGAACTCAATGTTATGTTCCAATAGACACAGCAAACA